CGAAGAAGTCTGACTACGACAACGTGGATGTGATCCCGGTGTCGGACCCGAACGCGGCAACGATGTCGCAGAAGGTGGTGCAGTACCAAGCTGTGATCCAGTTGGCGCAGTCGGCCCCGCAGCTTTATAACCTTCCGCTGCTACACCGTCAGATGATTGAGGTGCTGGGCGTCAAGAACGCTGAGAAGTTGGTGCCGATGCCGGACGATCAGAAGCCACGCGACCCGGTGACGGAGAACATGGACGCTATCACGGGCAAGCCGCTCAAGGCGTTTATGTATCAGGATCACGAGGCGCACATCAAAGTCCACATGACGTTTGGGCAAGATCCGAAGATGGCGCAGATGATCGGGCAGAACCCAATGGCGCAGCAGATTACTGGCTCGCTTCAAGCGCACATTCTGGAGCATTTGGCCTTCCAGTATCGCCGTGAGATTGAGAAGCAGTTGGGCGTGGCGCTGCCGCCGCTGCCGCAAGATGACGACAGTGAATACGATCTGCCGCCTGATATTGAGGTCAAGCTCTCGCAGGTCTCGGCACTCGCAGCAGAACGTCTGCTCCAGAAGGATCAGGCCGAGGCTCAGGCTCAACAAGCTCAGCAGCAGATGCAGGATCCGCTCATTCAGATGCAGCAGATGGACTTGCAGATCAAGCAAATGCAGGCCCAGACCAAGCAGATGCAAGTGGAGATGGAGGCTCAAGCAAGGCAAGAAGAACTTCGGCTCCGCCAGCAGAAAGATCTGTTGGATGCGGCTGCGAAGGAGGACGAGCTTCGGCTACGCGAGGCGGAGATCTCTGGGCGGCAGCAGCTTGAGGCAGCACGCTTGGGTTCAGACATTGAGAAGCACAAGGCGCAAGAGGCCAACAGACAGCAGCTTGAGGGGACGAAACTTGGCGTCGAGATTGCTAGAGATAAGGAACGCTCACTTGTTGAGCGCGTAAGAAGTGTACAGCCGGGCAAAACGCCTGAGAGGTAATCAATGGGGTACTCAAACGCTCTGGAGTATTTGGAAACAAAACTTAAAGAAGAGCGCACATTAATTGTAGAAAATCTAATCCAAGGCAAATTGGACGAGGGTGAATACAAACGACTTTGCGGGGCGTTACAGGGTCTCGACCTCGCTTGCAATCACATTAAAGACCTTGCAAAGAGGATAGATGAAGAATGAGCAGCATAGACGTTGAGAAGACACAACAGGAGGCGGCGAAAGCCAAACTCCTGCCAGAACCTAAGGGCTACCGAATCTTGTGTGCTGTGCCACACGTAGAGGAGGAGTTTGAGGGGGGGCTGATCAAAGCTGAGGACACCAAACGAGTCGAGGAGCAGACCACCGTGGTGCTGTTCGTCGTCAAACTGGGTGACCTTTGCTACAAGGACAAGGACCGGTTCCCCAACGGCCCGTGGTGTAAGGAAGGCGATTTTGTCCTCACCCGTCCTTATTCAGGCACCCGCGTGGTTATCCACGGTCGGGAGTTCCGCATCATTAATGACGACACGGTTGAAGCGGTGGTCGAAGATCCCCGTGGAATCCGCAGAGCGTGAGGTAAAACATCATGGCTATTGAGCGCGAGGAATATAGGTTCCCTGACGAGATTACAGAAGAAAAATCTCAAGCAAATCAAGACGATAGCGATACTATCGAAGTACAGATTGAAGACGACACCCCGCCAGAAGATCGGGGTCGTAAACCCCTCCCTAAAAATGTAGTGGAGGAGTTGGAAAATGATGACCTAGACGAGTATTCCGAAAAGGTCAAAAAGCGCCTCGGACAGATGAAAAAGGTCTGGCACGATGAGCGTCGTGAAAAAGAACGTGCCCTGCGTGAACGTGAAGAGGCTCTTAAATTTGCTCAAGCCCGTGAGCAAGAGATTAAACAGCTAAAGCAGCGTATTGGGCATAACGAACAGGCGTTTCTTAAAGAAGCGGAAAAGTCGGCTACGACAGATTTGGCCGTTGCCAAAGACCGCTTGAAACACGCATATGAGTCCGGGGATGGAGAGCAAATTGCAAATGCTCAGGAAGCCTTGACGGACGCAAAACTTAAATTGCAAAACATTGCCCGTGTAAGACCCACTTTACAACAGGCAGAAGAAAGAGTAGAACCGGTCCAACAGGTAAAGGAATCATACGATCCCCCTGAGCCAGCCCCGGATCCAAGAGCCGTGGCTTGGCGTGAAAGGAATGGATGGTTTGGTTCAGACGAGGAAATGACCGCCCTCGCACTTGGCCTGCACGAAAAACTGGTCCGGTCTGGTGTAGATCCTCGTTCCGACGAGTATTACCGCCGAGTCGATGAGACTATGAGGAAACGCTTTCCTGAAGCATTTGACGATGCCGAAGAGGAAGAGAGACCTCAAACGAAGCAGGCCCAAAAACCTGCTCGCACAAAACCAGCCAATGTAGTGGCTCCAGTTACGCGGAATACCGCGCCGCGTCAGGTCCGCCTGACACCGACTCAAGTTGCGATAGCCAAAAAGCTTGGCATCAGCAATCAAGAGTACGCACAAGCAATGATTGAAATGGAGAATGCAAATGGCTGAGAACAGACTCGCACGCGAAGTCGAGAACAGAGAATCCACGCAACGGAAGATGGCGTGGACCCCGCCTCAAACGCTCCCTGAGCCGGAGCCGGAAGATGGCTGGGTATTCCGCTGGATACGGACCAGTATTATGGGTCAAGCAGACCCCTCTAATACGTCTGCAAAGTTTCGGGAAGGTTGGGAGCCTGTAAAGGCCGAAGACCAGCCCAAGTTGATGATGCAAGCCGATCCGAATAGCCGATTTAAAGGCAATATCGAAATCGGTGGGTTGTTGCTCTGCAAGGCTCCAGCCGAGCTAATGAAGCAGCGTGATGATTATTACGCCAAGCAAGCACATGCTCAGTTGCAGTCGGTAGACAACAACTTTATGAGGCTGAACGACGAACGTATGCCGCTCTTTAGCGAGAGAAAGACATCGGTCTCGTTTGGCAAGGGCAAATAACTTATTTTGGAGTAATCAATGGCATATCCTACTGTTGACAAGCCGTATGGCTTGAAGCCGATCAATTTGATCGGTGGGCAGGTGTTTGCCGGGGCGACTCGCCAGCGTCGTATTGCTTCCGGTGCTTCCAGCATCGGTTACGGCGACCCGGTTCAGTTGACCTCAAGCGGCACCATTGCTGTTTCTACCTCGGATACGACGGCTCCGACCGCTGGCTTTGCCGGTGTGTTTTTGGGCTGTAACTACGTGTCCTCTGTGACGGGTCAGCCGACCTACTCGCAGGCTTGGATCTCGGGTACGGCGGTGAAGTCGGGCACGTACATTAATGCGTACGTGGCTGATGATCCGAACACCCTGTTCAAGGTTGTGGGCGTGACGGCTTCGCTCGTGGTTTCGACCACTGGCGGTTTCGTGTACGAAGATGTTGGTACCAACGTTGAGTTGGTCCCCAATACGCTGAATACGACGACCAATGACTCGCAGCAGGGCGTGAGAACCGGCTCTGTGGCGACGACTCGTTCGCTGCCGATGCGTATCGTTGATGTGGTCGAAGACACGGCGTTTGTTTCGAGCAACACTACCTACTACCCCGAAGTCATTGTTAAGTTCAATGCCCCGTATACCACGGGTGTTTCGGGTGTGATTGAAGGTGGTCACGCTTACAACAACCCGCTCGGCGTTTAATAGGGGAGTTCTAAGAAATGGCTATTTCACGTGCACAATTACTCAAGGAACTCCTGCCGGGTTTGAACGCCCTGTTTGGCCTTGAGTACAAGACCTATGGTGAGGAGCACAAGGAGATCTACGAGACTGAGACCTCCGAGCGTTCCTTCGAAGAGGAGACCAAGCTTTCTGGTTTCAGCGCCGCTCCGGTGAAAGCCGAAGGTGCTGCGATTGCGTATGACAACGCACAGGAAGCATGGACTGCTCGCTACAGCCACGAGACCATTGCTCTCGGCTTCTCCATCACGGAAGAGGCGGTTGAAGACAACCTGTACGATTCGCTGTCCAAGCGATATACCAAGGCGCTCGCCCGAGCGATGGCGTACACGAAGCAGGTCAAGGCGGCGTCTGTCCTGAACAACGGCTTTTCGGCCAGCTACGTTGGTGGCGACGGCAAGGCTCTGTTCGCGGCGGATCACCCGCTTGTTTCGGGCGGCACCAACAGCAACCGTCTGACGGCCTCTGACCTCAACGAGACTTCGCTTGAGGCGGCGGTGATTCAGATCGCTGGTTGGACCGACGAACGTGGACTCCTGATCGCGGCGAAGCCCGGTAAGCTCATCGTGCCCCCGGCATTGATGTTCACTGCCAAGCGTCTCCTCGATACGGAACTCCGTGTTTCGACCGCCGATAACGACATCAACGCTCTCAAGGCGATGGGGTCGATTCCCGGTGGCTACACGGTGAACCACTTCTTGACCGACACGAATGCGTGGTTCCTGACCACGGACGTTCCGAACGGCATGAAGCACTTCGTTCGTACCCCGCTCCAGAACAGCATGGACGGAGATTTCGACACCGGCAACGTCCGGTACAAGAGCCGCGAGCGTTATAGCTTCGGCTGGTCGGATCCGCTCGGCATGTTCGGTTCGCCGGGTTCGTCCTGATAGTTTGATGGCGACCTAGAGAGAGAACTGGGGGGCTGCAAGTAGCAATGCTTGTAGCCCCTCTTTTTTGATGGTATACAGTCGTTTATCGGGAAAAATTGCTTATAAGACAGCCCCGACTGACGACATGCAGACTGATAAGCACAACTCGCATGTGAGGTAATTTGCAATGGGTACTACTACTTTTTCCGGCCCGGTCGTTTCTCAGAATGGTTTTGTGGGCGCAGTTGATTCTGCTTCTGCCACGATTACTAATCTGACCTGCACGACCCTGACCATCGGCAGCACTAAGCTGACCACGGGTTCGGTATCGGGCACGGTATCGGTTCAGGCCGGTCGCATCCCGGTTCTCATCGGCAGCACGACGCTCTACATCGGTCTGTACGCCAGTCTGGTTCCGTAAGATTTCGTAGGGGGCGTAAGCCCCCTTCATCCATTACAGGAGAACCAGAATGCAAACAGATGTCTTAGCTAGTAAGGTCGCCACAAATGCTGGCGACCTGCTGGATCAAAATAGCCTCGTTATTGGCCGCTCTCGCGTGAAGGCGATCTACATCGTTCCCGATTCGGGTGCGGGTACAGTGACTTTTCGTGACGGTGGCGTAAGCGGCCCGGTCAAAATCGCGGTCAATACCAAGGCAAGTTCTACCGCACCGGATTACATCCTGATGCCGGGTGAAGGACTGCTCTTCCAAACGAGCATTTACATCGTCCCGTCAGCCGTTATCTCCACAATGGTGATCTATGGCTAAAACTCCGGCTTGGCAACGTGCCGAAGGCAAGAATCCCAAAGGGGGTTTGAATGCCAAAGGCCGTGCTTCCTATAACCGGGCTAATCCCGGTAAGCCGGGGTTGAAGGCTCCGCAGCCTGAAGGCGGTCCCCGTAAGAAATCATTCTGTGCCCGAATGTCGGGGATGAAGCGAAAGCTTACGAGCGCCAAGACTGCGAATGATCCCAATTCCCGTATCAACAAGTCTTTGAGGGCTTGGCGGTGTTGAGCGCAAAACGAGACTGGGGGCGCGTACCTAAGAAGCCTAATGAAAATGGGCAATATCGGTGCAGTAAGTGTCGAGAATGGAAAGCGCCATCAGAGTTTAACCGTAACAAACATCAACTTTCTGGGCTTAGCTATGCTTGTAAGCCGTGTATGAAAGTTGAAATCCGCAAGTACAATTTGCCAGCCAAATACGGTATATCAGCATCTAAATTCGCTGAAATGTTGTTAACACAAGGCGGTAAATGTGCTTGTTGCGGTAATCAGTTTAGTATGGAAGGTAAAAAAACAGACCGGCCATGCGTTGATCATAACCATGATACGAATGAAGTCCGTGATCTTTTATGTGGGCGGTGTAATTTAGCAGCAGGAAATGTAGGCGATAGTTCTAGTCGCGCTGAACAATTAGCCGTTTACTTGAAGAAATGGAAATGTTGAGATGGAGATGCTCGTTTGGAATATGGTTCTTACGGGAATCGTTGCGGTGTTGGGCTTTGTGGTTAAGGAAAAGTTTGCCGAGCTTCAAAGGCTCGGCATCTTGCTAAATAAGACTCGGGAAGAGGTTGCACGCGATCACATCACCCGCGCTGAAGTCCGAGAAGATATGAGGCAACTGATTGACAGGTTGGAGAAGTTGGATCAGAAGAT